CCGTCGATGATGCTGGTGATCATGTGATCGTACCCCCACATCAATGGGCCGCCCTGGAGATTGCGGAAAGCCGAAGCGGCCAAGATTACCTCGTGTTCTCACATGACGCCACGTATCCGGCCTACACCCGGGTTGCGATTCCGAGAACCTCGATACTCTCAATTTGGGTTGGAGCAGCCGATCTCATGGCGAGCGCGAGCCCGGCCGAGACCCCGACACCAAAGGAAAGGAGACAAACCAAGCTTGAAGCTGCCCGACAGGCTCTTGCGGACCTCTATCCAGAAGGCATTCCGGCCGGCCTGACTGCCAAGGAGAGACTGACCGCCGTCAACGATCATCTTAAGGGGATCGGAAGCAGCGGTGTTTCCCTGACCACCATTTTACGCGCGCTCGGCTAACCAGTAACCGCGTCAAAATTAGCCAAATTGCGCCAAAATCGATTTGGACGGTTTGGCGTTTCGACGATCCGCGTATTCGCCCCATCCTGCCGTCAGAAGCCGCCAATCTCGTCGGCCGCAACTGACAGGCAGAAAATGCAGACGTCGACAAATAGTTCAAACGCGAACCCCACCTATCTCAACCAACAGGAACTTGCCCGCCGGTGGCGGCTGAGCCCGCGCACGTTGGAACGTTGGCGTTGGTTGAAGACTGGCCCGCATTACCACAAGCTTGGCGGCAAGATCGTCTACGCTCTGACGGACGTGGAGGCTTACGAACGCCGCCGTCGCGCTGAAACCCACTCCTCGATCCTTGGATCGTGGGAGTGATCATTATGAAACCGAAAACAACAAGCCCGGGAGCGCTTGCAGGCGCTACCCGAGCTAATGTCAACATGCCGGGAAGCAAATGTGACATTGAAACTTCTACTCCAACTCCCCTCAACCTTCAACTTCATCGTCTTCTGTCCCGCTATGCCATCTCGCCCGACCCGGCGCTGGTGATTGCCGAACATGCCTTCCGTGCAGGGAGAGCGCGATGACCGGATTTTATCAGGCTAGCCCCATAAAACGGGTGCGCGCCACCAAGGCCGAAATCGAGGAACGCCGCAGCGGCCTGCTGGCAATCGTCAGCCAGATGCAACCAATGACGGTGCGCCAAGTGTTTTACCAGGCTTCGGTCGTTGGGCTGGTGGACAAGTCGGAGGCTGGTTACGCGAAGGTGCAGACCGATCTGGTCATGCTGCGCAAATCCGGACTTCTTGCCTACAACGCGCTGGCCGACAATACGCGTTGGCAACGTCGACCACAGACCTTCGGTTCGGTCGAGCAGGCACTCCTGGATACGGCACGCTTCTACCGCAAGTCGCTGTGGGCAGATGCCGATTGCTACGTCGAGGTGTGGCTGGAAAAGGACGCCCTGTCCGGTGTCATCCACCCGGTTACCGACCTCTACGACGTGCCACTGATGGTTGCCCGTGGCTATGCCAGCCTGTCCTTTCTTCATAGCGCGGCCAACTACATCACCAGCCTCCAGGTGCCGACCTACATCTACCATCTCGGTGATTACGATCCTTCCGGCGTCGATGCGGCGCAAAAGATCGAGACGACGCTGCGGCAGATGGCACCTATGGCTGAGATCCACTTCGATCGCCTCGCCGTGCTGCCGCCCCAAATCGAAGCCTGGCACCTGCCGTCACGACCGACCAAGACATCCGACACACGATCCGGATCGTTCGGCGACATTTCTGTCGAACTCGATGCCATCAAACCAGACGACTTGCGCGACATGGTCGAGCAAGCCATCTCGCGCCACCTTCCGCCTGAACAGTTCCAGATCCTGAAGACAGCGGAGAACAGCGAACGCGAACTGATCGCAAGACTTGTTCGCAGGATTGGAGGATCAGCATGATAGAACATGCCCTCCTTGCCGCGCGCTGCGAACTGCATGAACTCGCCGATGCACGCCTGGTCGAGACGTTGGCGGTTGTAAGGGCGCTGGGCATCGACCTCAGGGTAGTCGGCTGCCATATCGGCGGGATCGTCGTGACATCGATCTCGCTCTATCCTGGCGCCCGTTTCGACTTTTCGGTCGTGGACGACAACGAGGCCCTGGTGTTCGAGGCATTCGGCGCCGACGACGAGACGGTCGTCGACCTCGTCGCCATCCCGCTCGCCAACAAGGCTTCCGTCACGACGATGTTCGGCAGATGTGCATTGCTTGGGCTCTCCGCAGCGCTCAATCCGGCCACCTATTTCATGGGCGGCAGCCTCGCCGTCCACGAAACCGCGCTTGAGTGGCTGAGGTCGGCCTGCCGCGCTGCCGCCATCGTCGAAGCCGGTCAGGCGGCACGTATCCTGCGTGACCTGCAGGGTCCGATCGCTGCCGCCAACATTTTGCATGGCCGCAGGCTGAAGTCGCTCATCGACACCGTTCCCACGCCTTCAATTCTGGTTCCGGAGAGGCGCGTTGCATGACCGGCGACCTGATACCCCTCACCGGACCCATTGCCGAGGAGAACTGCCCGCCGGCCTTCTCTGACGAAGCAATCGCCCTGCAATTTGCGGAGCAGCATCGAGATGACCTGCGCTACGTCGCGGCCTGGACTAAATGGCTGCGCTGGACTGGAAAGTGGTGGCAGATTGACGAAACGCTGTTCGCCTATGACCAAGTACGAGCCATTTGCAGGCAGGCAGCTTCCGAGTGCAATGATGGCAAGATTGCCTCATCCATTGCCAGTGCCAGGACCGTGGCCGCCGTTGAGCGATTGGCAAAGTCCGACCGCAGACTGGCTGCGGACGCCGATCAATGGGACGCAGACCCCTGGCTTCTCAACACGCCGGACGGCATTGTCGATCTACGGACCGGCGGAACGCGCCCGCATAGCCCCTTAGATTACTGTACAAAAATTGCCGCAGCCTCGCCGGGAGGAAATTGTCCCAACTGGCTGTCGTTCCTCGATCGTATTACCGCTGGCGACAGGGATCTCCAGCACTTCATACAACGCATGCTCGGCTACACGCTGACAGGAGATACATCGGCACATGCGCTGTTTTTCCTCTTCGGCAGTGGTGCCAACGGCAAGTCGGTGATGATCGATACGGTCGCGGGTATTTTCAACGATTACCATAGGACCGCGGCGATAGAGACGTTCACGGCCTCATCTGCAGAGCGGCACCCGACCGATCTGGCGGGCCTTCGCGGCGCGCGGCTGGTGACGGCAATCGAAACGGAGGAAGGACGCCGCTGGGCGGAGAGCCGCATCAAGACATTGACGGGCGGCGACAGGATCGCAGCGCGTTTCATGCGCCAGGATTATTTTGAATTCTCCCCGCAGTTCAAACTGGTCATCGCCGGCAACCACAAGCCGGGGCTTCGCTCTGTCGACGAAGCCATCCGGCGCAGGCTCCATCTGCTGCCCTTTACGGTGACTATTCCTCCAGAGGAACGCGATCCTCACCTGCCAGACAGGCTGAAGGGCGAATGGCCGGGCATTCTTTCCTGGATGATTCACGGCTGCCTTGACTGGCAACGGGCGGGGCTGATCCCACCAAAGGCGGTGCAGGACGCGACCGCTGCCTATCTCGACGCTGAGGACGCCGTCGCGGCCTGGATTGATGACTGCTGCGTGCGTGACCCAAGCCGGTGGACCTCCAGCACCGTTTTGTTTGAATCGTGGAAGACCTGGGCCGACGAGGCCGGCGAGTTCATAGGCTCCGCAAAGCACCTTAGCCAGACCCTCGAGACGAAAGGTTTCCAGCCCAATCGAAAAATGACTGGTCGCGGGTTTCAGGGTATCGCCGTCGACGGACCTGACTGAGACGTATCCCGCTCCATGACGGATATGACGCCTGCTATGCTATCCACCGTTCACGCGCGCGCGTAACGGCGATAATCAGACAAAACGTCATATCCGTCATGGCCTGATTTTATGGGCGCGAATTGACGGCCTTTGCGCAATCGAGCGAAATGAAGAGAAAAACAGCAGGGATAGCAACAGCTTGGCCCTGATCTATACTTCCCGCATGCAATGAGGCGAGCGGGAAAATGGACAAGGGCAGCACCATCACTGACGAAACCTCGCACCGGGCGCCCGGTGATCAAGCACCTCCAAAAGTGCATGACGGGGCAGATCCCTGCCCTCTTGCGGTCGAGTACCGCCCTGCCTCTGACCTGATCCCCTATGCGCGTAATGCTCGCACGCATTCGGATGCGCAGGTGGCGGAGATTGCGGCGTCGATGCGGGAGTTCGGTTGGACCAACCCCATCCTGGTCGACGGCGAAAATGGTGTCATCGCCGGCCACGGCCGGCTGCTGGCGGCGAGAAAACTTGGAATGGCAGATGTTCCGGTGATCGAGCTTGCCGGTCTGAGCGAGGCGCAAAAGCGGGCCTATGTCATTGCTGACAACAAGCTTGCGATGAATGCCGGCTGGGATGCGGACCTGTTGGCGCTGGAGTTCGGCGACCTGCAGGACCTCGGCTTCGACCTATCCCTCACCGGCTTCGGCGAAACCGAGATCAGCAGCTTGATGAGCCGGGCAACACTCGGGCTCACCGATCCCGATGATATGCCGGACGTGCCCGATGTCGCCACCAGCCGTCAGGGTGATCTGTGGCTTGTGGGCCGACACAGGCTGCTTTGCGGTGACAGCACCGATCGCGACGCCGTGGCGCGTTTGCTGGGTGGCGTGCGGCCTATTCTGATGGTGACCGATCCTCCCTATGGCGTCGACTATGATCCCGAGTGGCGCCTGAGGGCCGGTGTGGCCACCAAGGGCGAGCTTGCCACCGGCAAGGTGCTCAACGATGACCGGGCCGACTGGCGCGAGGCATGGGCGCTTTTTCCGGGCGATGTCGCCTATGTCTGGCATGCTGGCCTGCATGCGGGGACAGTCGCCGACAGTCTCGCCGCCACCGGCTTCCGGCTGCGCTCGCAGATCATCTGGGACAAGGGCCAGCTGGTGCTGTCGCGCGGCGATTATCACTGGCAGCACGAGCCCTGCTGGTATGCGGTGCGCGAGAGCGGCACCGGTCACTGGGCGGGTGACCGCCGGCAGACCACCGTCTGGCAGATTCCGAAGCCTGCCCGCAACGAAACCGGCCATTCGACGCAGAAGCCGGTCGCGTGCATGCGCCGCCCGATCGAGAACAACTCCTCACCCGGACAGGCCATCTATGAGCCATTCTGCGGCTCCGGTACCACCATCGTCGCGGCCGAGATGGCTGGTCGACGCTGTCATGCCATCGAACTCAATCCCGCCTACGTCGACATGGCCATCCTGCGCTGGCAGGCATTTACCGGCGAGGCCGCGATCCTGGATGGCGATGGCCGCGCCTTTGCACAGGTCAAGGCAGATCGTTTTGAAGGGAAAGACTGATGGCGCGCCCGAGACATGAGCCGGATGCTTTTCTTCGGCGCCAGGTCGAGACGCTTGCCGGTTATGGTATTCCGGAGGCGGAAATTGCCGGCCTGATCGGCATCGATCCAAAGACCTTGCGCCGCCATTACCGGCAGGAGCTCGACCATGGCCACACCAAGGCCAATGCCAAGGTTGCCGAGAACCTGTTCCGCAAAGCGACCGGCGAAGGTCGTGAGTCTGTGACAGC